TTATAATTCAGGATTAATAAAAGTAATTCATGATGGAACAAATACATATATGACTGAGTATGGTAATATAAATCAACCAAATGTAGGTATAGCAACATTCTCAACTGACGTTAATAGTGGAGATCTTAGGTTGCTTGCTTATCCCGATGCAGCTACTGCAACAACGTTTAAATTTATCTATAGTGCAATAAAATCATAAATATAAAGGTAGAGTCTGTTATTTAATGAAGAAGTGTCCTCCAGGTGAGTACTATTGTAATGATAGTAAAAAATGTAAGAAGATTCCTACTGGTTACCATGTGGGTGCTAGAGGGTATCTTGCAAAAGATGATGATGAAAATGGAAAGAAAAATGGTAACGGTAACGGAACCAATGGACATTCAAATGGTAATGGCAACGGATCTAACGGTGGTGGCAATGGTGGAGGAGTAAGTGAATCCACATACCTACCAAGAAGAACGGGCAATATAATAGATGTTTATGTTGGTTGGAGAGGAAAAGGTCGCATGATAAAAATGTTTTTCCCTCAAATCAAAAAACCTTCACGCAGAGAAGTACTGGATCAAGTGAGAAAAGTGTATCCTGGTGCTCAACTCTGGTCTTACCAAGTTTCCAATTATGACCCAGGAGAACCACTCCTCCAGACAGGAGGAAGAAGCTAAACAGTTAAGAAAGAAAGTAAAAAATTTAGAAAAAATATTAGAACTACAACAAAAAACTATCGATCACGATCAAAAATTTGGCAAATACGAAATGATGTAGGAGGTGTATTATGGATGATGTCTACTTAGGTAATCCGCTTTTAAAAAAAGCAAATGTTGCTCAAGAATTTACTCAGGAACAAATCCTTGAGTTCATGGCTTGTAAGAATGACCCTGTATATTTTGCAAGGCAACATGTAAAGATTGTTAGTTTGGATGAAGGTTTGGTGGGTTTTAAACCTTATGACTTTCAAGAAAAATTAATTAAAAATTTCCACGCAAATAGATTTAATATATGTAAGATGCCTCGTCAGACTGGTAAGTCTACAACGTCGGTATCATACTTATTACATTATGCTGTGTTTAACGATAATGTAAATATTGGTATTCTCGCTAACAAGGCAGCAACTGCCAGAGACTTACTTGGTAGATTGCAGACTGCATATGAAAACTTACCCAAATGGATGCAGCAAGGAATTATATCATGGAATAAAGGTTCATTGGAGTTAGAAAATGGTAGTAAAATCTTGGCAGC